TTTAGGTTATCCTATCTTTGACCATACTCTTTACCTTGAGCATACAGAATCCTATTGGAAAACTGTGTGCCTCAGGAGTGAGTACCTTCGGTGGAACTATAAAGTTCTTAAGTTTATAGATGATATTTACAACTCATTACGCTTAGCGTATGAGTGTCTACCCCATTCCCGCAAAAGAGCGAGACAATGGCGGAAGATACCTAAATACATCTACGAACACCCCTTAGCGGCAATCGAAGAAGCTAAATACTCCTTCGACGCGCTTAGGGCCCAAGGGTTTACGTCGGAGTCTTACGACCACAACTATAACCCTATTGGGAGACTCTTCGTCGGGCTGACGAAAATCGAGGCATTGAGGATCTCTTCGAAGCGTGCCCTACCGAAACCATGGTTTCAGGTAGACACGTTCAAAGAGCTCTCTTCTCGTTTAGGTCAGCCCCTTTCGATAGAGCCTGAATTATCTGAAGACTTTGCGTCCTGGATAAAAACATGGGTGGAATTTAACCGCCCATATTTTCCTCGGATACAAGTGCCTCTCACCCCCGGGACTTCCGCCTGCATTGAAGTAGGACGGGCCGCCGGAGGTTTGAGAACTTTCTTCACTCTCATGATAAATTATCAAGAAGAGCGCATCAAACTTGGGATCGAAAGCAAATATGATAAAATGCTTCGATCCGAAGTCCGAGGTGCGGATATTGCAACCGGCCTTATACCCGAATCCGTCGAAGGTAGAAAAAAAACCTTGACGGGGATATACGGTTGTTTAAATTATGCGAGGATGTTCTTAGACCATGCTGCAGGTTGTCCCAATGATGGGTCCTGCCGGCCATTTTTACATCCTCCCTGTTGTCCTTTATATATAGGAGAAAGGGGAAATAAGTATCGGATACCAACTATGACGTCGGGTTCGATATCTATTCTCGCAAGATTATTGAGATCTTACGCGTCAGCTTTTTTAGAAAGTGACCCTAGGATTCGAGCTAGTCTCGCCGGAAAGGCGAGGTTTCCTCGTCCCGCGGGCCCTACTGAAATAGTTCGGTCGCAGGATCTCACTACGGCTACAGATAACCATCATTTCAAATTTACAAGATTATTTTACTTGGAAATTGGAAAGTGGCTTTACCGATGTCCTCCTTGGTGGCAGGACGCGGTTACTGTAGTTACTGGATCATATCAAATCATCCAGTACGAAACTGTTAAAATGTTGCGTTTAAGCTGGCCCGCCCTTACGGACGTCCAGTATGACACACATTATCTCAAGTTCGCGGATATGTTGACCGGGTACGAGGGCAAGCCGGCGATTACAATCGCCGACATGTTCCCTGGTTCTTGGTCGAAATATGCTCCGAAAGAAATCGTTATGGTTAGTCCGACTCTCACTTTATTCATTAAAGATAGTGAGGCGGTATTAACCAGAAGAGGACAGTTGATGGGAACCAGCACAAGCTGGCCACTCCTTCCACTCTACACTCTATACGCTTTCGAGCGATCTTCGTCCGCAAGGAAAATCCTTACAAATCGGTCAGTAATCGATTGGGACCACTACAAAAAAAATGCAGTTGGTTTCCCAGCCTTACTTACCAAATCCTTACAAAAGGGGACGGAAAAAGTATTGAAGATAACACGGCAAGTGCCGTGCAATTTCCTCAATATCGATACCACGGGTGATGACGCAGTCTTTACATGTTTTAAAGCTCAATCTCGCCGCCATACAAAGATCCTAGGATCTTTGGGCAGTCAGATTAGCCAAAGCAAAGACTGGGAACACCCAATTTACGGACTTTACACAGAGATAATTCTCCGGCGTAACAAACCTATCGGGGCAGTGCCCCTAGGTCCGTTAGCCGGTTCTCAAGGCGTAAGGCAAGTAACGTGGTATAGTCAGCCATTAGCAGTAGTTTCTAGTTGTAGACGTCTAGGCGTCGACGAACGAGAAATGATCAGGTTGCTCCGATTGTCGAAGTACTATCCAATATGGAAAGCACTCGCACAAATCGGAGCCCCGGTCAATTTTCCCTCGAAAGGTTTTCGGGGGATAGATCTACCTAAGGCTGTCACTAGGGCAAAAGTTGGGACTTTAGCAAAGGGGGTATTATCGCAATTAAGCGAAGCCACCCTAGCTGACCTTTACGATGCATTCGGGTATAAATTTCCCGAGCCTAGTGATCTCATCTCTATCCAGGTCGAGACCAAGAGGGGTAACTTAGGTCGTGCAAGCACGATAACTAAGACCCGTCCTGGTCTTAAACAAACTTCCCTTATGGGAAATTATACGACCGAAATCAAAGAAGAGACAAATCCGGTGATGAGACAGTTA